CTCGATAGCATCTTTAGTTCTGATATGGCTATCGGCAAATATGTTGCACAAAGGGCGGGTATCGGTATCAACGCAGGTCGCATCAGGGGCATCAACGCTAAAATCAGGGGTGGGGAAGTTCAACACACAGGTGTTGTCCCGTTCCTCAAAAAGTTTGAAGCAACTGTCAGATGCTGCACTCAAAATGGCATCCGTGGTGGATCAGCGACTGTCCACTTCCCCATCTGGCATCAAGAAATAGAAGATATACTTGTTCTTAAGAACAACAAAGGCACAGAAGATAATCGAGTTCGTAAACTTGATTATAGTATTCAACTTAGTGCATTATTTTATCAAAGATTTATTGACAATGAACAAGTTACATTATTTTCTCCTCATGATGTGCCAGGGCTTTATGATAGTTTTGGTACAGAATCTTTTGATGAGTTATACGTAAAGTATGAGAATGATAAATCTGTTCCTCGTAAGACAATTGGTGCACAAGAATTATTTCTTGACCTATTGAAAGAAAGAGCAGAAACTGGTAGAATATATTTAATGAACATTGACCATTGTAATACTCATTCATCTTTCACAGATAAAATTGAGATGAGTAACTTATGTCAAGAGATTACATTACCAACTAAACCTATACAACATATCGACGATGAAACTGGAGAAATTGCTCTCTGTATCCTTTCTGCTATTAATATTGGCAAAATTAGGGATATTTCGGATTTTGAACTTCTTTGTGATCTTAGCGTTAGGAGCCTTGATGAGCTCATTGATTTTCAACAATACCCCGTCAGGGCAGCAGAAATCGCTACTAAAGCAAGACGCTCCCTCGGTATTGGTTTCATAGGTCTAGCACATTATCTTGCTAAACAGGGAGTCAAATACGAAGACCCTGATGCTTGGAAGATGATACATGACTTGACAGAAGCATTCCAATATAACCTGATAAAGGCAACCGTACAACTTGCAAAAGAAAAGGGTGCTTGTGAATATTCTAATAATACTAAATATTCTCACGGCATATTACCAATTGACACTTATAAAAAAGATGTAGATGAATTGGTTCCTAATAACTTAAATTGTGATTGGGAATTATTACGTGAGGAAGTTAAAGAATACGGAGTTAGAAACAGCACACTATCAGCACAAATGCCTTCAGAGTCATCCTCTGTCGTCTGTAATGCTACGAATGGAATCGAACCACCTAGAGGGTATCTTTCAGTTAAAAAGTCAAAGAAAGGTCCTCTCAAGCAAATCGTTCCATCATATGGTACTCTCAAGAATAATTATACATTACTCTGGGATATGCCAAGCAATACAGGATATATCAATATTGTTGCTGTTATGCAAAAATTCTTTGACCAAGCAATATCAGGTAACTGGTCTTACAACCCACAACACTATGAGGGTTCTGAAGTTCCAACTTCAGTAATGGCACAAGACCTTTTAACTACATATAAGTACGGATGGAAAACTTCTTACTACCAAAACACTTACGATATCAAAACTGACGAAGTAGAAGAAATGCCCCAAATTGCTAATGAGCAATGTAAATTAAATTCATTAATCAACGATTTAAGTAACGCAGAGGAGGAAGCTTGTGAATCCTGTTCAATTTAAGGTTTCATCAAAAAAGGATAGATCTATGGCAAAACTTAATGGTATGACCGTGTTCAATACAGAAGAGCACGACACCAAGAAACAACCAATGTTTTTTGGTAAACCATTAGGAGTCCAGAGGTATGATAATTTCAAGTATCCACAATTTGAGAATTTAACTAAATCTCAGTTGGGATATTTTTGGAGACCAGAAGAAGTGTCTTTACAGAAAGACCGTGGTGATTATCAATCATTACGTCCAGAGCAAAAGCACATCTATACCTCAAACTTGAAGTATCAAATTATGCTTGATTCAGTTCAAGGTCGTGCACCAGGTATGGCATTTTTACCATACTGCTCATTACCAGAACTCGAAGCATGTATGGAAGTGTGGTCATTTATGGAAATGATACACTCACGTTCTTACACTTATGTAATTAAGAATGTTTATCCTGACCCATCTGAGGTATTTGATAAAATATTAAAAGATGATCGTATATTAGACCGTGCATCAAGTGTTACTGAATCATATGATACTTTCATCAATCAAGCACACGATTACGATACAGGTAATATGTGGAGAGATGGTTGGAAAGATACTCCAACTGGTGCGTGGGAAAGAAAAGACTTAAAGAGAAAACTTTATCGGGCAGTTACTAATGTCAACATTTTGGAAGGTATCCGCTTTTACGTATCTTTCGCTTGTAGTTTTGCTTTTGGTGAGCTTAAACTCATGGAAGGATCTGCGAAAATCATATCGCTTATTGCAAGAGATGAGAATCTCCATTTGGCAATAACACAGAATATCATCAACAACTGGAGAAAGGGTGATGACACTGAGATGAAGGAAATCATCAAGGAAGAAGAACAGTGGACATACAGTATGTTTGACCGTTGTGTGAATGAAGAGAAGCACTGGGCAGAGTATCTATTCAAAGACGGAAGTATGATTGGTCTAAATGACAAACTACTTCATCAGTATGTTGAGTGGGTGGCGAATCGTAGAATGAGAGCGATTGGATTAAAACCAGTGTACAGCATTCCTGCAAGAAACAATCCATTACCTTGGACAGAGCATTGGATATCCTCAAAAGGATTACAAGTTGCACCACAGGAAACAGAAGTCGAATCTTACATTGTTGGAGGAATCAAACAAGATGTCAAAAAAGACACATTCAGCGGATTCAAACTCTAAAGAAACAGAAGAGTGTATCAAAGCATATCGTGAAGCAGCCATGGCAGATGCCTGGCTGTTTGGCGATTATGATGCCTATGAAGCATATGATATAAATAAAAAGAAAGTGTCTGAAGAAGATGAGTCTGTTTGAAAAAATCAATACCAAACTTATTACAGAAAAGAAAGAACCTCCTTCTGACAAGGAGAAGTTGTATAGAAGTAAAAGAGATGCAAAGGCAAAAGAATTAGGTTATAAGAGTGGTGCTGAACTTGAGAGAACTGTTGATAGAGGTTTAAAATCTTTAGATAAAAAACCAGGTGGAAGATTACCTAAAGTAGGATATGCAACAGGTGAACCATTCCAACCAGATAATAATCCTGCGACTGTAAAATATACAAGAGGTAAAACTGATCCAAAAACAGGCAAACAAAGTCCTCCAATAAAAGTTCCTGGTTCTGGTAAATTTCCTGCGAGTGGAGAAAGTACATTGAAAGGAAGATTTAGATATCCATCAATGGATAAAGATTTTTCTAAAGCAGTAAAGAGTGGAGAAGTTGAACGTGATGTTGCAAAAAGATTAAAGACAAGACTAAGTTTTACTGCAAAAGATGAACTTGGTGATATAAGAACTCCGCAAGGTAAAAAAAATATAGATAATTTTACTAGCAAAGTTTTTAAAAATCAAAAAGGAACTATTGGTACAGGAAAAGGAAAAGACTCAGATCTTTATAAGATATTAAAGAGAGATATTGATAATCGTAATCCCACAGTTCCAAGTAAAGTAATTAATCCAGAGACAGGTACAAGATTTAGAAATCCAGCACCTGGTGGATTTGATGCTGATGGTGGAAGAACAGGAACCGTAGCACAGCAAAAAAGATATGATATGACAGCACAGACAAAAGCTGCGACATTTGATAAAGAGATTGTAAAGCAAGCTAACCTTCCAAAAGGTCTAAAAATTCCTAAAGGTGGAGAATTTAATAAAGATCCAAAAACAGGAGAAATGAAACCCTCTTCAGAATTACGACCTAAAGAATTAAATGTAAAATATAAAGCAGCTAAGTTAAAGTTGGATTATGGTGGAAGAATGGCGAAGAAAGATCCAAAGATTGCTAAGATGACTACAGCACAGAAAAAGGCAAACTTTGAAAAAATAAAAAAAGACATTTATAGTAAACCAAGTTCTCAACCTTCTAAAGCACCATTAAAGTTTTCAACTTATAAGTATGATAGAAAAAACATAGTTCCTACTGGTTTAAAAGGAAAAGATCAACCAAAGTTTAAAGATATTAGAAATACTATCCCTTACAAGAGCACAACCAAAGATAAATTTAAATTTAACAAAAAAGATTTTGCTACATTTTCTAAGAGTACTAAGTTTGGTCGCTTGAGAAAACCATCTGATGGGGTAAAATACAAAAAAACATTTAAAGGTGTTGCAGGAAATTTAGCAAAGAAAGGTGGCAAATATTTAAAGAACTTGCCGATGAAAAATAAGTTAGGTCTTGCAGCACTTGGAACAGTTGCAGCAATTGCTGCTGTTAAAAAATTTAGTGCACCACCAAAAGATACTCTGACTGCAAGAGATTTTAAAAAATCTAAGAGTCCAGTAACTGATAGTTCAGGAAATGAAGTTAGACGTTCATTATTTCTGTCAAAGAAGCAAAGAGAAAATAGCACGGAACCAACAATTTCAGGAGATAGATTAACTAGAAATAAAAACTTCACTTCAAAAATAAAATCAGGTACGTATAAGCATCCAAATGTTAAATGATATATAAATTAAAAGTAATTATAAATAATCTAGTAGATTAAATTATTAAAATGTTTAGAGACATAAAAGAATATCAAGAGATTGCAAAAATTTATGCTGACAAGGTTTCTAAACCTGAAAATCTTGAGGAAATGACAGGAGGTTTGGGTGTACAGGGTGCCCAAAAGATGCAAAAAGATATTAAATCTGGTGAACTTAAACAAAAACCAGTAATGAAGAAGGATACAGGTAAAACATTTATTGAAAAAGGTGGCATTGCAGGAGCAATCAACAGAGTATTTAATAGAAAATCAAGAGAGGAAGTAGGTTTAAAACCAAAAGTAACTTCTTTTGCAGATAGAAGAGCAGCAAGAACTGGATATAAAAAACCTGAGAAACCACTTCCAACTACAGCAGAAATTCGTGCAAAGAATGCAGCTTCTGGTGGAAGTGGAATGAGTAATATTCCTTCAAAAGAAGGCAATGCTGTTATTGATGGTAAAAAAATTAATCCTGATTTTGGAAAGAAAGTAGAAGTAAAAAAAGAACCTGTTAAAAAGATGAATCCTATTGAAAAGAGAAATAGAGAAAGATTGGGAGATGCTAGAGTTGATGCATTGAAAAAGAAAAATGCTGAGTTCCAAGCAGCGAAAAAGAGTGGTAATTTAGCACAGTTCCGTAAAGATAATCCAAAAATTTCTGGTGCTGATAGAGCAAAGCAAATGGCAAGAGATAGACTTGCTAAGAAAGCAGCAATGGAAGAGTATACTCCTTATGATATTGTTCTACAGAGCAAGCTGCTACAATTGAAGAAGCAAATTACATCATGACTGAGATGGATGCTGAAACAATTCAGTCCATTATTTCTGATTAAAGTGTTATAAATAAAGTGCCTTAAGGTACTTTATGCTATCAAAATACGACAAACTTTCTATCCAACGCAATCCTTATAGAGAATACTCTAAACCTATCCAATACAAATACAACAATTCCAAATACTCTCAACTTAGAATTTATTTTAAGTGTGAGAGTTTTTATTTTCAGAATAAATCTAAGGACGAGTAACTGTTCTCTTAACTAAAACTTCTCCTTCTATAACCCTTTCAACTGTGGTTCCGTTATTTAATAGTAAATCGTAGAAATATTTTCCTGCCTTTAAATTATTTGTAAGATTAGATGACATTGTAATTCTAACCTTTCCTGATGTAGGATTTGTGAACCCAACATTAAAAGATCCTGCAAGTGATGATGAGTGATATTTTCTTATTCTACAAGCACCAGTGTAACCTGTTAGGTTTAAAGCACTGTTTGAGTTACTGTCTTCAAGAACAAATGTTTGCTCGAAATCAGTACCCGTATGTATAGTGAGATTTGTACTAAAGACTGCCATTTTATTATTTATGAGAAGAATCCTGTGGATATACCTGGTCTTACAAGTGCAGTTCCTTCAACACCAATAAGTTTATCTCCACCAGGACGAGTGAGTAAAACATCATAAACGTGTCTACCTGGTTTGATACCTGAAGTGATAGTATCTGCGATTGATATATTAATTTTGCCTTGTGCGGGATTAGTAATTGACACTGCAATTCCCACAAACTTTGTGCTGTCTGGATGTTTTCTAAGTTGAGATTGTGCAGTAAAATTAGTTAAATCAACTACTCCAGAACCATCAGCACTGAATATTTCTAAATCTTCAGCAAAATCCTCTCCAGCATTGATTATTAAATTTTTAACAAATACAGTCATCTATATCATCTTTATTGAATATTTAGTGATATATACATATAAAGATACTTATGATATATGGGTGAAGTAGATTATGAAAATCCCTGGCACTACAAAGGTACAGCTTTCACTTCTGATGATATTGGCGATTTCTTCGGTTACGTCTACAGGATTACAAATTTACAAAACGGTAGACAGTATATCGGAAGAAAATATTTTGTACAAAAAAGAAAACCAAAAGGTGGTAAGAGAAGAGTCACAAGTGAGAGTGATTGGAAAAAGTATTATGGAAGTTCTCCCGAACTCAAAGAAGATGTAAAGCAGTTTGGTAAATTAAATTTTAAAAGAGAAATATTATCTTTACACAAAACCCTTGGTAAAGTTAACTACGAAGAGACAAAACAACTGTTTATAAACAATGTATTGACAGAATCACTTGACGATGGTACACCAATGTACTATAATAGTAATATTCTTGGACGATATATGAAAAAAGATTATGGAAACTTCACGTAATGCATTTCTTGACACCTATCAATGGACATTTAAGCGTATACGTGAATTAACTAAAGATGTTAAAGTGAATAACAATCACTATGATTTTCGTTGTGTCGAGGATGCAAATGCCATTCGTGAAGAATTTAATGAATGGTTAGAAGCAAAAAGTCGTAAACAAAAGGATAATATTGATGTACTCTACTTAGAGTACCTTGGTGAAGGAAGTGATTACGACTAAATAAATCGCTATTACAAAAAAATTATGTTACAGAAAATAGTAAATGGAATCGCTATTGCAAGTGGTGTTGTATCTCTCACCGTTATTGGTCTTGGCGGTTACGTATTCATACGCAAGGATGCGATTATCGAAAACGTCAAAAGTAAAGTAATGGAATCAGTGTTACCTGGTGGACTTAGTGGAGGACTAGGATTACCTTCTCCATCATCAGCAGTACCAGACGCACCTGCTGCATCACCTATGTCACCAATACCTTTAGGGTTTTAGTCTAAATAAGGGTTAAATGTCTATATATAATGTAGACATATTGATCCCATGGCTGAAAAGAACGAAGTAAAAAAAGAAGAAACTAAGAAAGATGAACCTAAGAAGCAAGGTTTACTTTCAAAGTTGAAAGAGGCTACTGACGATAGAGAAGAGCAAATGATGATTCTCTCAACTTTCGTACGTCTAGGTATTTTAGTCTGGAGTGGTGCAATTCTAACATTAGCATATGTAGATTTACCACCTGCCTTTAAAATGCCAAAACAAGATCTTGATCCAACTTTCATAGCTTCAGTCTTCACAGGAGTACTAGCTACTTTTGGTGTACAGACAACTAAGAAAGGTGCCACAAGTAGTGGTGGTGGAGGAGGAGTATCAAAGGCAGATATGGAGAAGTTAATTGCTGCAGCATCACAAACTGCACCCGCACAAACAATTCGTATCGAACAAGCTCCTGTTAAAATAACACCTGATACAAAGTAAGGTAAAAACAATGAAAGAAGTGAAATGGTTTAAATGGTTCGCACTCGGACTCGGAGGAGTAATCGGGTTTTCGCATATTGGATTAATTGGTATGGTAAGCAAGAAAAGTAGCGTACCAATTATTAGTCCACCAGTAGGACCATACACTTCTTATGTTATTCAAGCAGATAAGGAAGGATATAAGTTAAGTTACACAGCAAACGATCCTAAGACAGCATTCATCACTAAGGACATCAAAGAGAAGGGTGGTTTCTTAGGTCTAGCAAATGAAACTACTCAAGTTACTGAAGAATACTTTATGGATGGTCAAACTAATCAAGGTGGTGCAGTCTCAAACAACAGGTCTTGGTTAGATCAAAAACCTGGTTTGACAGACGCACAAGCAGCAGAAATAAATTCTGCACGAAAAAGTGAAGCCTGTATTAAAGCAATCGGATCAGCAGAAGGTACAGGCAGATTGGTTGGGACAAGTGTTGGTGCTGCTGCTGCTCCTACTCTTACCACTATTCCCTTTGTTGGTTGGGTTGCTGCTGGTTGGGTAGCAATGTTTGGTGGTAATCAAGGTGCTGAGATAGGTGGTAACATGGCAGAGGATCTCAATAAGAACTGTTAGTGTGGGAACCCTCACTTTGATCCGTATTTTTACCTAGTGTGTTATACTAAATAGTATTGTACTGGAGTTGAAACTATCATGTCCCACTACACATTAGGTTGGCATAATCAGCAAAACAAACACTTTGAAATAGGTGAATATGCAGAGGATGCATTTGAGGCAGTAAGACACGCAAGAGAGGATGTTCCTTATCTACAGGAACATCCTTTTTCTTTGGATTCTATTAAGGAGATTAAACAATGAAAAATTTACCAATTAGATCAACAACTATTTTATTTGGAGTAATCTGTATAGCAGTCTTTACTTCTATTAATTATGCATGGGTATGAATAAGATTAAAAATCTAATTCTGAAAATACTAGATAACTTTATTGACTCAGAGAAACATGAAAAAATTTAATACATTAGTCTTGGATGTGACCATTTACATCCTTGACTTCCTCTACAGAGGTAGGGACTTTCAGAGGTTCTGGGTATTGGAAGTAATTGCAAGAGCACCATACTTCTCATTTATCAGTGTGTTACATTTTAGAGAATCCCTTGGACTTAGAGGAGAAGATCATATATATTTGATGAAGGAACACTTCTATCAGGCACTCAATGAAACAGAACACTTGGAAGAAATGGAGCTTAGAGAAGGTAACAAGTATTGGATTGACCGCT